GCGGCAAATGGTGGTGGCTCTGATGGAAGTGCAACAAATACTTATAATACTGCAGTAGGATATAATGCTGGTGCTGTTATTAGTACAGGATTACGGAATACGATAGTTGGTGGTGGTGCTGGCCCTGATTTTGATGCGGAAAATAATAATACATTAATAGGAGCATTTGTTGCTTCTGGATCTAATGCCGCCGCTAATCTTGTTGGTGTAGGTGCAAATGCAATAGGAGGTGCAAACTTAACATCTGGAGCTAATGGGACGGTTGCCATTGGAGAATCTGCTCTCACTGCCCTCACATCTGGGGCTGAGAATGTGGCGATGGGTTATCAAGCAATGGCTGAAACTACTCAGGGAGATAAGAATACAGTAGTGGGCTACCAAGCGATGGCTGAAGATGCTACACTCGACAATACAAACAATACATTCCTTGGTTATCAAGCTGGTGGTGGAGATTGGACAACTGGAGCATCTTCATACAATGTTGGTATTGGTTCAAAAGCATTATATGGGGCGATGAATGATGCAGATTACAATGTCGCTATCGGTTCAGAAGCTGGAATAGCAGTTGTTGGTGGCGAACATAACACAATGGTGGGCAATACGGCTGGGAATGTAATCACATCAGGAACTCAAAATACAATTATTGGAAGTGCCTCAGACCCATCCGCCAATAGTGGAACGAACCAATCAGTAATCGGATATGCCACAACAGGCGTAGCGGATAATTCGGTGACTCTTGGTAATGCTTCCGTAACTGCTGTGTATATGTCATCGGATAGCCAAGCATTGGTTCATAGTGCCGGTATTCAATTTGCAGGAACTCAAGTAGCAAATGCGGGAGCAAATGTTTTTGACGATTATGAAGAAGGTACTTATACGATTACCTGCACCTGTGCAACGAGTGGTACCGTTACTATTAATACTTCTGATAATGAACTTCAGTACACAAAGATTGGTCGTGTTGTCCATGTACAGGGAAAAATTCGATTAGCCAGCGTTTCATCACCAGTGGGAAATTTGCAGTGGTCGTTGCCGTTTGCCGTATTGCAAGGTGTTGATGAATCTGGAATGGCGGCGGGGACTGCTATCCCATATGATTTAAATATTGAGAGTGGGATGACATCACTGGCGTGTTCAACCGCAGAAGGTACCTCATATTTTTATATGGTTGAATTTGGTGATGACACTGGGTGGGATATGATAGAAGGCTCGGATGTGGATGGTAATGAGATATTTAACGTAGGATTAACATATGTCACATAATTCTTAATTGGATAATTAAGTGGAACAAACAACAAGGAGTAATTAATGGCTTTAGAAAAAAAAGTAACTTACGATTATGAAGTGCGTGGTGAATTTAAATGTATTCAGCAACGGAAAAGAACTGCTATTGAAGAAGATGGTGTAGAAATATCATTCTCATATAATCGGACTTCATTCATGCCAGATACAGACGTAAGTGGCGAATCTGATGAAGTAAAAGCATTGGCCGATACACTGTGGACAGACGCAGTGAAAAAGGCTTACGAGGATAGCAAAGCAGAATAATTAACAAACAAGGAGTCAATAATGGCTAAAAAAGAAAAAAAAAAGCCAGTCTTGAATCTCGATGAAAAGGAATACGACATCGAAAGTATGACTGACGAACAGAAAATGATGGTAAATCACATTAACGATTTACAGAACAAACAGAATACGAATCAGTTTATGGCTGACCAGCTGTCCGTTGGCAAGGAAGCGTTTATCAATATGCTTCGTGATTCGCTGAATGGAGCATCCAAAGAGGTAGAATCGGAAGCATGATTGTTAGAAGGTGTAGTCAGGGTCATCGAGTTAGGATTCATAGAAATACCTCTCCGGGTGCTACTCGTACAAAGACTTACTCAGATGGGTCTACCGAGACTCTGGCTTATCCTTCGTCATATGATTACTTTGTGGACGTTGACGGCTCTGTGGCTAAGAAGACCAATAGCTTTAAGACTGCTGAAGAGTTCTACGTTGCCGAATGTGCGAAGAAACATGGCGACGGGCACGGTAGGTTGATTGTAGGAGGTCATCACGTAATCAATGGAGTGGCTACTACACAATCGGATTATCCAACGGATTCCAATACGAAGTCGGAGATAAAGGACTTTTACGATAAGCGTGGAGTTGTTTATGGTGGGAGTGAAACTAAATCTGAACTTCTTTCAAGAATAATCAATATGGTTTATCGAGGAAAGATAGAAGTTTCTAAGTATTTAAAGGTTTGATATGAATAATAGAAGTACGAGTTATGATATACCAGTTAGGTACGTTTATGTTAAAAAACGAGATTAAAGTTCTGACTGGATGGATTGGTATTTTGCTGTTCGTTTTGTTTCTGGTCAGCCTTCTTGGATGCGATGGAGGATGGTCTATTGGCGGATTGGATATTAAATGAGTGATGAAGTTAAAACTGCAAGAAGTTATAGGGGTACTGTTGTCGATGACAATGCTATTGTTAGTATTAACATCAAATGGCTGGGACAGTTGCTTGTTTTGGTCGGGATGCTTGTTTATGGCTATTGGCGTGTGGAAAGTAGATTGGGGGGTCTTGAAGATAAGATGCTTGATGCTAATGAGCAAATTGGGGATTTGCTTGGTAAACACATCGTGGAAGAAAGGGCTGAACGAGAAGAGTTGGCAGAGAAAGTGAATTTTTATGAGAAAGAATTTAACATTAACCCCCTTTCATGGGGTAAACGGAAGAAGAAATAATGGAAGAATTTCTGGCAATGTATGCAGAATATGGAATGATTGGCGTGGTAGCCTGCATGTTCGTGTTCATGGTATATCAAAATGCCAAACGGGCTGAAGAGCAAGGTAAGGCAATCAATGACTTGCAAATCGTAAACAGAGGACAGGAAGAGACTCTGGAAAATATGGAAGGCATGATCATTAAGCTTATAGAAAGATGGAACCGTTCCGATGAAACCAGAGATCGAAGACATGAAAATACGGTTAAGGAAATTAACGATATGTCTGACGTTCTTATGGAAATTAAGGGACAAGTGTCGAGGATTAACGGTAAATGAAGATTAACGGATCATTCTCGATAGGAAACGTATGGACTATCGCCATTACGATTTTGGCTTTGGCGGTTCTGTGGGGTTCCAGTCAAAATAAAATAGATAATTTGGAAAAAGCTATCGAAACGAAGGCTAACAAGGAGTTGGTTGAAGTCAAGTTTGAATTCATCCAAACTCAACTTTCGGATATAAAAGATTTGCTTGAACCAATATTCGTAAAAACAAAGTAAAGGATAAATAATGAACATAATGAAAATGGTCGCAGATGAATTGTTTTCGGATGAAACTGGAGATGAATTAATTGATGAAATTAATAAAGCCGTTGATATCCCAATTCTATCAGAAAAGACCGAAAAAGCCATAATGCAAGCATTGTGGAAACTTGTTAAAGCTGTTATGATGAAGAAACTGGGAGTATAGACAATGAAACTTATCGTATCAATATTATTGGTTTCACTTCTTGAAGGATATACGCCTCCTCAACCCGTTCAAACGACAACTGTGATCGTTATGGAAGAGGTGAAGAAGAAGAAGAAGAAGGGAAAAAAATCAAAAGGCGGTAAAGGCGGAAAGAAGAAGAAAGGTTTTTTCTCTAAGGTATTCGGCAATAAATAATGCCTAAATTCGGTAGAAAATCAAGAGGGAAACTTAAAGGCGTTGATACTAAATTGGTTAACGTCTTGAATGAAGTCGTCAAGTATTTCGATATAATGGTAATTGAAGGATTGCGTTCTCAAGATAGACAGGATGAACTTGTCGCTCAGGGGAAGAGCAAGACCAAATTCGGAAAACACGTTTTGGGAAAGGCAGTTGATATTGCTCCATATCCATTGGATTGGAATGCAAGAGACGACTTTCATTATCTCGGAGGTTTTGTTCTTGGGGTGGCTTCCAAAATGGGAATTAAGATTCGTTGGGGAGGAGACTGGAATGCCTCCAGTCTTTTTAAGGGACAACGCACTACCAAGGACAACAACTTCGACGATTTGGTTCACTTTGAGTTACTCGATTAATGCCTAAGCAAGTACATTACATTAGAGATTTTTCCGGAGGCATAAACAGCCAGAGAAATCCTCGAGACATAAGCGACAATCAGACGCCATTCTGTCAAGATGCCATGGGAGACAGAATCGGTATGCTCAGGACTATGGGCAATGGAGAAGGAGATTTAAGGCAAAAGGGCAACTCCAGTTCTACGAAAGCCGTTTCTACACTTAGTAGTACGGATTTATCTAATGCTAATGGATACGGATTCAAGCATTATGAACTTGATTATGCCGTAGATGGGTCTGAAGAGGAAGGTGGAGAACATTATTTTGCCGTAGTAAATACGAATGGTAGATTGAGAGTGTGGGATTATACTAATGATACGTGGGATATTTTACCTCAGAAATATCAAATTACTGGTTCAATAGATGTAACAGGAACGAATACAGCAGTACCCGGTACTGGAACAGCATTTGATTCTGAAGTTAGTGCACAAGATAATATTATTGTTTCTGGTGAAACAAGAACAATAGCTTCAGTTACAAATGCTACAACAGCAGCAGTTACGGCTAATTGGGGTAGCGATTTAGCTAATGATACTTCTCCAGATATAAAAAAATCTATCGATTTAGGTGCTGGGACTGATATAAAAGCTAATATAACTGCATTCGATAATGGTTTGAGAATATGTGACAGTAATTTAGACAACAGCAGTACTCCTAAATATTTTAAATATATAAAAAGAAGTCAGCTTGGTAGAAATAGGGATGGGTTTTATGGAGGTGCAAATACCCTATTGGCACCATCAGGATGTGATTTAGTAACTAGTGCAACATATGAGGATGGTTTAATAAATTTTAAAATAACTTCTGAAGATGATGGTGTAGGCTCTTGGAAAAAGACTGATTATGCGTTTGCCTGTTCCTTTGTATACGACGGTAATCAAGAATCTGCATTGGAGGAGATTTCAACGTCAGGTGGAGATACTCTTGCCGCAGCTGACGTCAATGCAGACAGGCCATGGGTAGTTGCCGTATATGCAGCTAATGCCACTAAAATAACTGATTATGATGCTCGTATAACTGGTGCCCGCATATATTGGAAATACTGGGATGAAGAGAATGAAAAGGTGGAAGAGGGTGAATGGAATTTACTTGTCGATTGTGATTTTACTGGGGCTGCAGGAGTAACAAAATCTTTTGGGATCAGAGGAAAATTAAGCGACAGGTTTAAAGATTGGACTATAAGTAGTAATGATGCAATTGCCACAATCGTCATACAAGACCCGTCTATTGATACTTATGCGACGATAAATGGATATAGCAGCAATGACGGTAATCTTTATATAGGTAATTCAGGAGATGGATACAAGGCTGCCGTGTATGCCAATCGTCGTATGTTCGTGGCCGGTGTAAGAATGACTTTCGAAGATGGGGTACAGAGACAGAAACTGGATAGGATAATGTATTCTCCAGTAGGCAAACCAGACGTATTCCCATTGAGCAACTATATTGATATAGTTCAATCGGATGCCGAGCCTTATATTAAATTGGAAGCTGTAGGAGACAAGTTGTTTGCCTTCAAATCGGATAATCTTTACGTTGCCAATATTGCAGGATATGCTTCAGATTGGTATTTGGAAAGCACCAACAAGGGTATGGGAGTGTTGTCTGGTGGAGCCGTATTTAGAACTGATTACGGTTTAGTGTGGGTAAATCCCAATGGATTGTACAATTATACTGCCGGTGGAGGCATATCAGAACTTACTGAAGATAAGGTTTTAAGCGGATATAAGACGGACAGCTATAGTAAACCATCGTGGGGTAAATTGATAACTGCAGGTACGATCATAGGTTACGATAAGAAAGAAAAGGAAATTGTCATCGTATTGAATTCTGGTTCAGCAACGAATGATCAGAGTTTTGGTGGAAATGGTGCCGACGTTATTGTTTATGATTTGGAGACCAAATCGTTTTTCTTTGGTAAGAATAGATTGTTGAGTGGTGGAATTGCTTCAAATTTCGATTATGATTGGAATGGAGATTTGGTGTATACAACTGAAACTAGTGATGTTATAGATATTAAGAAATGGCAGTCCGATGATCAAACTTCCACTGCATTTGTGTATCAAACTAAAGATTTTGATTTTGGACATCCGTCAAGATATAAAAAAATATATGCTATTTATTTAACGTACAAACATTCTCATGGAACCGCAGCTTCAAATTTTGTCAAGTATGTGCAAGATGGAGGCACAAGTTTCATTACTACTAATTTATCCAATAATAGCTTTGATCAGGCAACCGTTTTTAAAATACAGAAGGTTACTTTTTCTACTCCGTTGAAATGCCAGAGTATTGCATTGCAATTCAATGGTGGTTCAAATGCAACTAAAATAGAGATTAATGATATTGGTATTGAATATAGGCTTTTGCCATCAGCTAAAATGGAGGATACGTAATGGCAATCGTATTCAATAAAGCTAAAGCAAATTACGTGGTTCCTGAAGATTCGAGAGGTTCTAGGGCTGGAGGCAAAAGTCGCAATGCCATGAACAGAGTTCCGTCAGTAGGGAGATTGGAGTCAAGGGACGGCACCGATCTTGATTATTTCGACGACAGCAAGGGAAGCGTGTCTTCCACGAGTTATGGCGGATATAAAACTGCCATATCGTCCAGAGTGGAGGATATGGATAGGGTTGAAGATGCAATCAATCCTAGGAGTATGACGAGTCAGAAAGCCAATAGTGCAACTTTCAGGGGAATGGTTCATATGGGAGGCATCGGGTTTAGAGCCGTTAAAATTGGTACGGCTGCTCAACCTTCTGCTAAATATGTATCATCAGAAGTTCTTTATCTTGATGGAACTCTTGGAGGTGAGATTGCCACGTTTATAAGAACTGATGATGATTTGCTTATCAGCAGAATTGTTGTTGATCAAACCGGACAATTTCTTTCTTCTATGGTTATATTGGAATCTGGTGATGGTGATTGGACTTTGGATTGTGCAGGTAGTGGCAGTATTAATGATGATATAAATATGGATTCCGATGATATATTGTATAAAAATCTTGATGGCAGCAATCAATTTACCATACCGTCTGGAGGCAGGGTATTTTTAACTCAGAGTTCTCATGATTGGAAAGTTCAATCAGTTTCAAGTTATGGAGGTTTGGACGTTCAGTTTAGTGGAGGTTCCATAACTTTAACCAATAGTTCATCTCCTTCAGTAGTGGCCGATGAAGTTTCATTGGCATCCAGCGATGCATCATCCGGAGGTGCCATATTGAATATATCACAGGAGAATGCTCCTGCGTCAAGTACAACTTGGGCTATGAGTCATAGGGTAAAGGTAAAAATAAACGGTACTGAATATTATTTGGCATTAGATGCTGTATAATGGAGAAAGATTTAAAATGAACAAAAATTTAACAATCTGTTGGGATTGCAATCTTATCAGCTTTATATTAAGCTTGTATTATTCCATCACAATTTATAGTATGGAGCTTTAAAATGGCATATATACCGGGAGCATCAGGCCAAGCTTATAGTTTAGGTTTGAATCGTAAAATACAAGATACTCAAGGCGATCTTATGAGAAAGGCTAGGTCTCTTTCTAGGCATCAATCTAAAAGAGGGATTTTTGGTAAAATAGGAGGAATGTTGGGTTCTGTTGCGTTACCTGCTCTTCTTGGTGGTACTATGGGCCCTGCCGGAATGTTGTTGGCAAAAGCTGCTGGTAGTGGTCTTGGCACTTTTTTGGGTGGTAAAGCCGCTGGGTCGGGGCCGTCTGTAGATCAATCCGATGAAGGTCTTTTGGGTTCTCAGTATAAGATGTTGCAAGATATAAAGGGTGGACAAGACCAAGATTTAATTGGGGCATCATTTGGAGCAGGTATGGGCAGTCTTGCTTCTGGACTGACATCCGCGGCAGGTCAAAAACTACTTGGAGATAAATTAAAATCTGTTTTTGGTAAAAGAATGGCTGGAAAAACTGGTATAAGCGGTTTTGAAGGTACTCCAATGAAAAGTGTCTTTGGTCTTGATCCTACTGGAGCAGAAAGACTTTCTCCCGGAATGCAATCATTTTCACCTAGCAGCAGAGCTGGTATGGCAGGATATAGCGGATTTACTCAACCATCTCAATCTTTTAGTTTTGGACAAACGGGAGGAGGGTCTGAAGAATTAGCACAATTTGTTCAACCTGATAAAGACCCTACAAGTTATATTGATAGATATATGAATGAGAAAAAATATAAAAAATGGTTCGACAAAAATTATGGAGACAAATATGCAAATATTGCCGAAGCAGTTGGAGGGGACGTTAGCGATATTCAACGTCTTTCTCCTCAATCTTATAAAAATACTTTTGGTTTAAACGCCATACCACAGATGTTTGAAGAGGGAGATTTTCGAAATCCTCTTCGTTCATCAAAGTGGTTTACTCCTAAATCCGGGTCTGAATTGTCCGGAATGCAGGAACGATTAAGAGGGATGGCTGGTGAGGGTGGTCTTTTTGATCCAGAGACGGGTGATCCTATAGAATTGACAGGAGAATCAATGTCTGGACGTATGAATGAAGGAGTTGGTGGACTACTAGGTTCTCTATTTAATCCTTTTCATGAAACGGAGAGAGAAGCACCTAGAAGTAGATTGACAGGACTTACTATAGGAGATTCTTTTGATCCTGATTTAGAAGAGATAGGAAAACAAGATTCTATAGAGCAATATTTGCAAAGCCTGCAAGGTATGCAAATGGGAGGAATGACTGGAGTGTCTAATCCATTGCCGTATCAAGTTGGAGGCCTTTCTGAATCAGTAGAAGGTTTCGATTCTCCAATGGTAGATATGGATAGGATTCTTGCAATGAGTAAAATTAGAAAGGGTATGTCTCCTGAATCCAGAGAAAAAGTTGATCTTGGCCAAGCTAGTATTGTACCGCCTAGACGTAGAAGTTATGGTGATAGGGTGTTAGAGAGAAATAGAAATTTAAGGGAACAACATGGTGATATGGATTTTAGCGATATAATGGGTAAGTACTCTTCAGATCAATTAATAGATATGATTCCCGGATATCAAATGGGCGGTATGGGAGGTATGCCCGGAAGACGGATGCCTCAAATGATGGGTCAGTCGATGGGACGGATGCCTCAGATGGGAGGCCCAATGCCTCAGATGCCTCAGAAACCGATAGCTCCTATTGGAAGACCCACTCCTTATAATATAGGTGGTTCAGTATCCAATCAGCCTCTTTCATATCAGATGGGCGGTATACTTAAATACAAAAGGAGTCCATTCGCATAATGGCTGGTTATTCCAAATATAGTAGGGCACCGGGAGACAGCATATTGGCTCTTTTGGAGCCGGGAGAATACGTTCTCAACCGCAATGCCGTAAATGAAATCGGTAAGGAGAATCTTGACGATATAAATTTTGAAGACGTTCCAAGATTCAACATGGCTCAGCGTCAAGTTGGAGGAATGCTTGGAGATGTGATTGGTATGCAGTCCGGAGGGGCTTGGGAAGAGATGGAGTCTCGGCGATCAGAAAGTCCTAACATACCATCATTTGGCGGTTTGTGGGATCGGGCTCAAGATGAACTAGCTCCTGCACCTCCTACACCTCCTACATCTCCTGATTATGGTGGATATCAAGCTCCAGAAACTGGTTTTGAAGATTTATATGAGTTTTATGGTATGAAGCCTACTGATAAACAAAAAGAAGATTTTGAAAAGCAATATGCATACGATCCAAGTAGAGAGGCTCCTTTATTCGAACAATATCGGGCAGGATTAGAGACTGGGAGAGAGGCAGCTGGGGCAGGGGCCGGAGAAGCTCGTCAAGCAGCTGGGCAAATGGGAAGAGGATTTGCAGGTGCCGGTACAAGAGGAACGGCAGTTCAAAAATCTCAGGAATCGATGTATGATGCTTATTCGGAACAGCGTCGACAGGCTCAATCAACTTTAGGTCAACAGCTTAGAGGAGAGAAGGAAGATTGGATGAAGCAGGCAGGAGCAGGGTTAACTGCTTTGCAATCAGCCGAAGGAACTCAGCAATATGGTGCATCTGAAGACCCGACTGGAACTGAGTATGAGTTCCAAGAAGGCAGAGATATAATGCCTCCCAGTAATCCGACTCATGGACAGGCTCATGTATATTGGAATGATTTCAAGGTTTATTGGAATGAAAAGACTCTTGCTTGGGATAAACGTACACCATCTTATTATGGAATGTAACCAACTCAATAAGATTGCAAAACAAAAATAATAATATTATAACAGGATTTAATTATGGGAAAATATGACGTAATAAGACAAGGATCGATCAATCTCGTTCATCCTGATCCTTGGGGCACAGCCTTGGAGGTGTTCGACAATGAAATGGAAAGGCACGACAAAAGACAGGTGCGAGCCGAAGCTCAAGAAAGATACGATGAAGAGCAATTTAAAGAACAAGAAAGATATGATGAAG